AAAAGAAGAGTATACTGCAGAAATACCTGACCAAGTTCAAGTTTTAACTGCTGGAGTCGATGTTCAAGACGATAGATTAGAAATTGAAGTTGTAGGTTGGGGACTTGGGGAAGAGTCTTGGGGTATTTACTATAAGCAATTTATAGGCTCTCCTGGTCAAAATGACGTTTGGGAGCAATTGGATAGATTCCTGGAAACAGAGTTTGAGTATGCAGATGGTGAAAAAATAAGAATTCTTTGTACTTGTATAGATACAGGAGGGCATTATACACAAGAAGCATATCAATACATCAAACCTAGAGAGTTTAGAAGAGTATTCGGTATTAAGGGTAAAGGTGGAGATGGAGTTGCTTTTGTATCCAAACCATCTAGGACTAATAGAATGCAAATATCACTCTTTACTTTAGGGGTTAACACTGGTAAAGAAACAATACTTGCTAGATTAAAAATTGAAGAACCAGGATCTATGTACATGCACTTTCCAAGCAATGTAGATAGGGGTTATGATGAAGCATATTTCAAAGGTTTAACATCTGAAGTTAAGACTACTGTTTGGGAAAAAGGAGTTAAAAAAACTATTTGGAAAGTAATAGGAACTAAGAGAAACGAACCGCTAGATTTAAGGAACTATGCTTATGCGGCTTTAAAAATAGCAAATCCTAACTTAAATAAAAAATATACCGTTGAAGCTACAAAAAAGACTACGAAAGTATCAAAAAGAAGAGTTTTATCGAAAGGAGTGACCTTATAAATTGAATTACACTAGAGAAGAGTGCTCACAGATGATTGAAGTCTATAGAAAGGCAGAAATAGCAGTATTAACTGGAAAAAGTTATAAAATTGGTACAAGAGAGCTTGTGAGAGAAGATTTATCTGAAATTAGAAAAGGTAGAGCCTTCTGGGAGGGTGAACTTGACAAATTAAATAATAATGGAAGAAAAAAATTAGGAAGAAGAGTAATACCTAGAGATTTATAGGTTTTAATCTTCTTTTTTGTTGCAAAAGGAGGTGAAAAATGAATTTACTAGACAAAACAATTGCTTTTTTTAACCCTAAAAAGGCTCTTGAAAGAGAAGTAGCTAGAAAAAAAATAGAAATTCTTAATACTGGTTACTCAAATCATGGGGCATCTACTACAAAAAGTTCTATGAAAGGTTGGATTTCAACAGGCGGTGGAGTTAAAAAAGACATCTACAAGAACAGAAAAAAGCTAGTTGAAAGGTCAAGGGACTTGTATATGGGGGCTCCTGTTGCTCAAGGAGTTATGAAAACTATCAATTCAAACGTTATCGGAAGCGGATTAAAGCTAAAATCATCTATAGATTATGAAACTTTAGGAATTAGTGAAGAAGAAGCTGAAGCGATTGAAACTACTATTGAAAAAGAATTTAAATTGTGGGCAGACAATAAGATTGAACAGATGGGAGTTTTGAATTTTGACCAGGTTCAAGACCTAGTATTCTTAACAATTCTCTTGAATGGTGAATGTTTTGTAAAATTTAACTATTTTGAAACACCAAAGAATCCATATAGTTTAAAGCTACAAATAATTGAGCCTGATAGAGTTATGACACCTTCTATATTGCAAAATGATGAGAGTATTGTTGATGGAGTGAAAATCGACAGTAATAATAGAATCTCTGGGTATTATGTTGCAAGAAAACACCCGCTTGATGTATCAGGAAATGTAGAAACTGACTTTATTTCAGTTTATGGAAAGCAGGAACAACTGAATATATTACACATAATGCTAGCTGAAAGACCCGAGCAAGTCAGAGGTATACCTATTCTATCTCCAGTAATTGAAGCACTGAAGCAACTGGATAGATATACTGACGCAGAACTTATGGCAGCAGTTGTAAGTGGAATGTATGCGATATTTATTGAAAGCGATAAGGACAATGCTCAAGGGGCTAATATTGCAGATCATGAAGTCTTAGATGAAACTGAGCAAATAGATAGTTCTAACGATGAAACGATAGAACTAACACCAGGTTTAGTTCAAGGACTTAATCCTGGAGAAAAGGTTGTTGCCACTAATCCAGGCAGACCAAATGCACAGTTCGACCCTTTCGTTACTTCAATTTTAAGACAAATAGGAGCAGCTTTAGAAGTTCCTTATGAGTTACTAATTAAGCATTTTACTGCTAGTTATTCAGCTAGTAGAGCTGCTTTATTGGAAGCTTGGAAAATGTTTAGAAAAAGAAGAGATTGGTTCTCTAGCAATTTTACACAAGTAGTATATGAAGAATGGTTAAGAGAAGCATATTTGCTAGGTAGAGTCGACCTGAAAAACTATGGAGAAGATCCATTACTAACAAAAGCTTGGTGTGGAGCTCAATGGAATGGACCGAGTCAAGGACAACTTGACCCACTTAAAGAAGTCAAAGCAAGTACTTTAAGAGTTCAACAAGGATTCTCTACTAGAACAAAAGAAACTGTCGAGCTTAACGGGGGTGATTTTGAGCAAAATGTAAGAATCTTAGCAAAGGAAAACAAATTATTAGAAGAAAAAGGAGTGATGATTAACAATGCCGAAAATGACAAAGAAGTTTTGGAACATAACGAAGAATGAAGAAGCAAAAAGTGCTGATGTTGTTATGTATGGGACTATCGGTTCTGATGAGTATTGGGACGATGTCTGTGACAAAACAATCAAAGAAGAAATTGGAAACTTAGGTGATGTAGAAAATATAAATGTGCATATCAACTCGCCTGGTGGAAGTGTATTTGCTGCGGTGGCAATAGCAAATACTTTAAAAAATCATAAAGCTAAAGTTACAGCTTTTATAGATGGTCTTGCAGCAAGTGCAGCAACGATTATAACTAGTGCTTGTGATGTTGTAAAAATGCCAAAAAATGCTATGTTTATGATACATAATCCATTGACATGGGCTTATGGAAATAAGCAAGAGTTGGAAAAAACAGGAATTCTTTTAGATAAGGTTAAAGATAGTATCTTAGAAACTTACTTAGCTAAAGCTAAAGGGAAGACAAAAGAAGAACTATCTGCACTTATGGACGAAGAAAAATGGTTCAATGCTGAAGAAGCTAAAGAGTATGGATTTATCGATGAGATAGTAGATGAAGTAGAAAATCTACAGAATGTCAATAATTTACTAATTGTAAATAGTTTGGCGTTTGATATTTCAAAATTTAAGAATTTCCCAGGTTTTAAACCTACTGAACCTGTAACAGAGCCTACTCCAGAACCTACTCAAAATACAGCTACAAATACAGCTACAAATACAGAAGAAATGACTGTAGAAAAGTTTAAAGCTGATTACCCAGAATTGTATAAAAACATAGTTAATTCAGCGGTTCAAGGAGAAAGAAATAGAATAGAAGCAATTGAAAATCTTGAAATAGCAGGATTTGATGATGTCGTAAATACTGCTAAATTCAAAGAACCAGTTGATGCTGCAAACTTAGCATTAAAAATATTAAATATCAAAAAAGAAAAGAATAAAGAGACTCTTAAAAACATACAAGAAGAGAGTCAAGCAACACCTGTTCCTGTAGCACCGAGAGCTGAAGAAGGTTCAGGAAGTGTTGTAGGAATACCAGTATGTAATATTTTAAAGTATATGAATAAAAAAACAGGAGGTACAAAATGAGCTTTATAGAAAAAGGTAATGAGTATGGAGTTGACCAGTTATTGAGTGGTACAGGTCATAAAGTTATGGAATTAGAAGTACCACAAGGGAAATCAGTTAAGAGAGGGCAAGCGGTAAATGCAAGTGCAGAATTATCTGATGGAACAGATTTATTTGGGGTAGTTTTAGAAACAGCTGATGGAACTGCAGCTAAGACTAAAACAACTGTTGTAGTGTTTGGAGAAGTTATTTTCGAAGGGCTTGAATTAAAAGCAGCAACAGTAAAATCAGACTTTATCAAAAAAGCAAGAGATAAAGGAATAATAGTAAAAGAATTAGGAGGTAGATATTAATGGCAGTATTATTAGAATTTTTAGGACTATATGACCAGTCAGTTATAAAACCAAAGACATTTATTAGAGACATGTTTTTCTCAAAACATGAAACTCATGAATACCCAAAATGGGAAATTGAGTATAGAAAAGGAAGACAATTAGTAGCTCCTTTCGTATCTGAATTAATACCAGGGACTGAAGTAGTAAAAAGAAGTTATGCGTCTAAATATTACAGTGCTCCAAAGGTAGCACCAAAGAAAACATTCTCTGCACAAGAAATTTACTTTGCTAAGTCAGCTGGAGAAACTATCTATGGTGGAATATCTCCTGAGGAGAAAAAGGCAAAACTAATAGGGGAAGCTTTTGCAGACTTTGAAGAACAAATCTCAAGAAGAGAAGAGTTAATGTGTATTGACTTAATGTTCAAAGGTTCAATAGTAGTAAAAGGAGAAGGGGTTGAAGACAAAATAGAATACGGAACAGTTCAAGAAATTACTCCTACAGTATTATGGAATCAACCAAATGCAGATATTTCAGGAGATATAGAATCAGTAATCACTTTAATAGGTGAAACTACAGGGCAAAGAGTTGAGCATATAGTTATGGATCCAGTTGCATCAAGATTATTTACTCAAAATGAAAAAATAGCTAAATTACTAGATATTAAAAATGCTAATTTTGGGCAAATAGATCCTAAAGAGTTAGCAAGTGGGGCTATTTATATTGGAACTTTAGCACCTTACAATATCCCTATCTACTCATATCAAACTCAACATTCAGTGTTAAAAGCAGATGGAAAAACATATGACACAGTAAAAATGATTCCAGAAGGAAGAGTGTTATTTGCACCATCTAATAATACTTTACACTACGGACCTGCAGCAGATATAGCTAAGGGGATAATAGTTGCAGAAAGAGTACCTTTTGAAGATGAAGATACAAAAATTAATACTCTTGAAGTAAGAACAGAGTCAAGACCTTTACCTGTTCCATTCGACATTGATGCTATAAAAGTTTTAAAAGTTAAGTAAGGAGGGGCTGTATGAAATTAAAAGTTAAACAATCACTGATTTACTGCGGAATAGTTTATAATCCTGGTGAAGTAGTGGATATCTTAGAATCAGATATCATAGAAAGAGTTAAATCCCTTGAACTCGTAGAAG